TCGCAATAACTGAAACGAACTCAACGCTCACAGTTACAGAAACTAGCGTTGATGTTTCGGTCATTGAGACTTCTACAAGTGTCACTCTTGGAAACTCTGGGCCACAAGGACCGCAGGGAATACAAGGCGAGCTTGGACCTGCTAACACTCTAACCATTGGAACTGTTACAGCCAGCGCACCGGGTGGCGATGCAGGCGCAACGATTACAGGCACAGCCCCTAATCAGACTTTGAGTCTTGTCATCCCAAGAGGACTTCAGGGAACGCAAGGCATTCAAGGTATTCAAGGATTGACTGGTGCTACAGGGTCTCAAGGTGCAACAGGGCCGCAGGGTGAAAAGGGAGACAAAGGTGACAAGGGCGATACTGGAGCAACAGGCGCAACTGGAGCGACAGGTGCAACAGGTCCGCAAGGTATTCAAGGACTAAAGGGAGATAAGGGTGACAAGGGGGACACAGGCAACACAGGTCCAACAGGAGCAACTGGCGCAACCGGACCTCAAGGCGCACAGGGGATACAGGGCGAGCAAGGCATTCAAGGCGCAAAGGGTGACAAGGGCGATAAGGGTGACACAGGTGATACTGGTCCGGCTGGCCCTACTGGTCCTACTGGCGCAACAGGCGCACAAGGCCCACAAGGTATTCAGGGAGAAACTGGACCTGCTGGACCAACAGGAGCAACAGGAGCGACAGGAGCAACAGGACCGACAGGCCCAACTGGACCGCAGGGTGCAACCGGAGCGACTGGCCCGCAAGGACCTTCTGGAGTTGTAGCTGCAACATCGCCGATTGTTTATGACTCTGGAACTCAGACAATCAGCATCAACACAACCGCAGGCGGTATCACAATAAACGGCACAGCGGTTGCACTAGGGGGAACAATAACTGTGAATGCGAGGCTCGGCTAATGCCCTACTTCATAACTGACCAATCACCTGACTGCTCAGGTTGGGCAACTATCAAAGAAGACGGCGAAGTAATCGGTTGTCACACAACCAAGCAAGATGCCATCGATCAGATGGTCGCTGTCTCAATCTCTGAAGGCATCGAACCCGGTGGGGAAAGAGCAAAGCCTGACGAACTAAGCGAAGGTGACTTTGTTTCTTGGAACTCATCGGGCGGAAGGGCCAGGGGTCAGATTGAACACATTATGCGTGAGGGTGTTCTTGGTATTCCTGACTCGGACTTTTCTATAACCGCAACCCCTGATGACCCTGCTGCCCTAATTAGAATTTGGCGTGAAGGCGAAGACGGCTGGGAAGCAACAGAGACTTTGGTCGGACACAAGTTCTCAACCCTTACAAAGATTGACTCGCTCGAAGACAGGGAAGAAAGACAAGTAAACCTAGAAGCCCCTGCCTACATGAGAGCATCTGCTCGCAGAGGTCTTGAGTGGTATTCGGAAGGACTTGGCGGAGACGGATTAGTTGACCGCACAATCAGAGAAGCAAGAGCAATGGCGCAAGGCGATGTCTCAGCAGACAAGTGGGTTCGCATAGCAGCTTGGATTGCTCGTCACATTGGAGACCTTGACTCACCTGACGCCAACCCGTCATCAGAAAACTTCCCATCACCCGGAGTTGTTGCAATGGCTCTATGGGGTGGCGGAACAACTAAGCGATCTGCAAGACGAGCGCAAGCCTACGCAGAAGGCGTTGTCACTAGACTAGAAGCGGAGCAAGAGAGAGCAAACATGAAACAAGAAACCAGAAACTTTGACGCTGACTTTGAGCTAAGAGCCGAAGGCGATGGCATGACTTTCGTTGGCTATGCCGCAAAGTTCAACTCACCATCAGAAGACTTGGGCGGATTTGTTGAGACCATCGAACCCGGCGCATTCCGCCGCTCGCTACGCTCTCGCAACGATGTCAAGCTCTTGGTCAATCACGACACAGGTCGAGTTCTAGCATCAACTCGTTCAGGCACAATGAAGCTCTATGAAGACGAGGTTGGACTCAGGGTAGAAGCAAGCCTTCCAAACACTTCCGATGGTCGAGACATGGCAGAGCTACTCCGCCGAGGAGACTTAAACAAGATGAGCTTTGGGTTCTCAGTTATCAAAGACTCATGGAATCAAGAAATGACACAGCGCACTCTAAAGAGCGTTCGTTTGTTCGAGACAAGCATTGTCGCTTTTCCTGCTTACGCTGCAACCGAGGCAATGGTTCGCTCACTCGACAAGGTAGCAACTAGGGCGCAGGTTGATGCAGATGCTTTGGCTGATGCAGTCCTCAAGCTAGAGGAAGGCTCTGATCTGTCAGACACCGAGGCAGAACTAATCAAGAAGGTTGTTGACACTCTTTCCCCTGTGACGCAGGTAGAAGAAGAAAAGACCGAAGAGCCAAACCTGCTCGACCTAAAGCGCAAACAGCTTGACCTACTACTAAAGAGAAACTAATGGCAAGCAAAGAACAAATCAAGCAAACCATTCTCGCAATCGCAGGAGACCCTAGCGTTGGAGAGATTTACTCACTAGCAGACAAGTGGGCTGAAGCCATTTGGAAGCTAGACAACAAAGATGTCGCAGTCAAAGCTGACAGCGATAGAAACAGCGGCGCATCGGCGTATGCCGCTATAAAGGAAACTCGCATCATTGAACCAACTGAAAAGCGAATCCCCTGATCGCAAGGTTTAGCGAGTAACCACCCCAGAGGGTCTATCCTTTCTACCTCTGGGGTTTTCCTTTTGCTAAGATATAAACAGGGTTGAGTGTAAGCACCGCCTGTTTCAGTTCTGCGTCAGCGCAGCTGAAGTCAAATAAAACTATTAGGAGACCAAAATGTCACAGTCCTTTATTAAGGCTCAGGCTGAGGCTCGTGCTAAGGCATGGGAGGAAGCAAAGGCCCTGCTTGACTCCGCTGCTGCTGAGAAGAGAGACTTGACTGCTGAAGAGCAGGGCAAGTTCGACCGCATCAACGCAGACCTTGACGAGAGAGCAGCCGCAATCGAGACCATCCGTAAGGCAGAAGAGCGTGAGGCTAAGGCCGCAGCTGCAACTTCTGGCTTCGAGGTTTCAGAAGTATCAAAGTCAGATTACGACTATGTTCGTTCGCTTGCAAAGGGTGAGATTCGTTCTCACAACTTTGAGACTCGTGGAACTCTAACCCCATCAAACGCTGGTGGAGTTGTTCCTCAGTCCTTCGTTGCAAGAGTGTATGACCTAGCTCGTGAAGTTGGTCCAATGCTTTCCCTCGGAGAGCGTTTTGAGACCGCTGGCGGAGAAGACCTGAAGATTCCAGTTCTGACCAACTACGCAACTGCTGTTCTTGAGACCGCAGGTGCAACCATTGATGAGTCAGAGCCAACCTTCAGCTCAATCACTCTAGGCGCATACAAGTATGCATTCCTAGTTCCAGTTGCTCGTGAGCTGATCGAAGACAGCGGTGTTGACATCGCTGAGGTTCTAGCTCGTGCAGCCGGTAACTCCATTGGCTACGCAGTTAACGCTGCTCTAACCACTGGCGACGGAAGCGACAAGCCAAACGGAATTATGAACGCTGCTGGAACGGGTGTGGCAGGAACTATCAGCGGAGGCCTCTTTACGAGCGACCAGCTCATCGACCTGACCTACTCAGTTGATCCAGCAGTTAGAAAATTGCAGGGAACTGGATGGCTCATGTCCCCAACCGCAATTCGCAACGCTCGCAAGCTAAAGACCACAGACGGATACTACCTATTCGAGCCTGGTCTAAACGGAGCAACCCGTGACAGCCTTCTCGGATACACAGTCCACGAGAACCCTGCTGTTGCTGCTGTTGGTTCGGCTGCTGCGTCAATCGGATTCGGATACCTACCTTCCTACAAGATTCGTCTTGCAGGTGGTCTGCGTGTTGACAGAAGCGATGACTTCAAGTTCGCTAACGACCTTGCCGTCTTCCGCTTCATGCTTCGTGTTGACGGAGACCTGTCACACCAGAGCCACTTCCAGATTTTCAAGGGTTCGGCTGCATAGTCAACCTTAGATATCTAGCAAGTCCCCCGGCACAAAGTCGGGGGATTTTGCTATTGTGGGGGTAGAAAGGAATTTATGAAGCCAGAGCAGTTAGACCTAACAGTTACAACCTTCTCCAATTCGCCATACCAGCCGACAGGCTACGGAATGCAGATCGGGCAACTTGTTGACAACCTTGCAAAGCATGGAGCGAATGTTGCCCATGTCTCGAACTACGGACTAGAGGGAAACAACTCAACGCACAAAACCCCTTACGGAGAAATCCCACACTACGCAAGAGGCTATGAGCCGATGTCGCAGGATGCACTTGCAGTCGGACACAAGATGCAGATGGCAAAGAAGGATTGGAAAGATTACATCCTGACCCTTTGCGATGTCTGGGTTTTGAAGCCTGAGATGTGGCCGACAGAAGAGTGGCCAAACATTCTGAGTTGGACACCGCTCGACCATATCTCAATGCCCCCTGCGGTCAAGCGTTGGCTAGACAAAGACAATGTTCAACCGATTGCAATGTCACCCTTTGGCATGGAGCAATTGCAAGATGTCGGCATTGAGGGAATCTACATTCCGCACTCAATAGATACAGTCAACACCTTCAAGCGAACCGACAAGATTGGCAAGCAAGACGGCAGAGAGTTCTTGGGTGTCAAGGAAGATGACTTCCTAGTCGTAATGAATGCAGCTAACAAAGCAAACAAGTCAATTCACCGCAAGGCTTTCGCTGAATCTTTCATGGCTTTTGCAATGTTCCGACAGACACACCCAAACGCTTATCTCTATGTTCACACCGAACCGAAGGGTGTTTATGGTGGCTTTCACCTTCCCCGACTAGCTGAGGCTTGCGGGCTTGACATGAGTTCTGTTATTTTCCCTGACCCCATCGACTACCGCTTAGGAGTTGATCCGAAAGACCTAGCTGGCTTCTACTCGGCTGCGGATGTGGCTCTGCAGATTTCTCTTGGAGGTGGTTTTGAGATTCCAATCCTTGAGGCTCAATCGGTAGGGTGTCGAGTGATCGCATCCGACTGGACAGGTCCAAGAGACCTAGTGGCAGAAGACGGCTTCAAGGTTCAAGGACAGCTCTTTTGGGATGAGGCACAGATTGCATGGTGGAAAGTTCCCTACATCTCGTCAATCGCTCAACAGCTAGAGAAGGCTTATCAGGTAACAAAAGAAGAAGGCCGCTACTCAGAAACATCACGCAAGTTTGCTCAGCAGTTTGACGATGTGAAAGTCTGGAATCACTATTGGTTACCATTCCTGAAGACACTGGTCTAATCTCTCTGCCCCTAGCAATTTGGGGAGATGGCTATGCCCAATGCTTGCCTCAATGGTGGGCGGGAGTGCAGTCGCTTGAGACTAAGCCGTTTGAGATAAACATTGTCACCGATGAGAAGAACTGGGAAGCGGTCAAGGCGAGCGTTCCCAACGAGGGTGTTGTCAGGGTAATAAAAGAAAACCTAAACAGCTATGCGGAGTATTGGAACAAAGCAATCTATCTATGCGTTGGCAAGTGGATAGCTCTTTGCAATGTTGACGATTACTTCCTGCCCGGAGGACTGAACTCAATTCCCCTAGCCGAAGCCGAGGGCTGCAACCTAGTCTGCGACTGGATTAGAACCAAAGGCTCGGACTCGGTTCAGCAGTGCATTTGGAATCCTGAGACGCTTGACCATGAGTTTCCACTAGGCGGTGCTAACCCCATGACCAGAGACCTCTGGCAAGCCTCTGGAGGCTTCCCTGAGGGCATAAGATTCGCCGACTGGGGTCTTGCGCTACACATGAGGAAAACAGGCCTTGTAAGGCCGTATAACACGCCTACGATGCGAATTGTCTACGACCGAGGCTACGACCGGCTAACCCTGTCTGGGGCATTGCTCGGAGCTGATCAGAGATCAGAAGGCATGAGACAAATTAGAGAACTTGCTAGGTCGCTCAGGTGAAGGTTCTCATCTTGGGAGCTGAGGGGATGCTTGGCTCGGCGATGGTCAAAGAGCTTTCTTCTTTTGACCTGATTGCACCCACACGCTCAGAGTATGAAGCACCCGACTCGATTGACCAATTCATGCTGACCGAAGGCGATGTTGTCATCAACTGCATCGGCGTTATCCCGCAGAAGAAGCCAACAGTAGAAAAGCTGGAAAAGATAAACGGCGATTTTCCTCACCTGCTTGCAACTCGCAAAGACCTTTACTTCATTCAGATTGCAACTGACTGCGTGTTTGCGGGTGACAAAGGTTTCTATACAGAACAATCAGAGCGAGACGCAACCGACCCCTACGGCGTGAGCAAGAAGCGAGGCGAGGTCTCGGCAGCGAACTGGCTCAATCTGCGCTGCTCGATAATCGGAGCAAACGGCACAGGTTCGCTATTCGATTGGGTGAAGAACCAACCAGAAGGCGCAAGGATAAACGGCTTTGTCAATCACTACTGGAACGGCGTGACAACTGAGGCGTTTGCAAGGGTAGTCGCAGGGATAATGAAACAGAATTACCTGTTGGCTGGAACTCAGCACCTAGTCCCCGATGACTGGGTTTCGAAATACGACCTAGTAAAGATGATTGCCAAGCGGCTAGGAAGAGATGATATCGAAGTGATACCAACCATAACCAACATGATTGACCGCAGACTTGCGACCAAATTCAGCTACACCAACCGACTGCTCTGGCGCAATAGCCGCTACCTCAGAGGGCCGATGATTTCGGAGATGGTCAGAACAATGTCGGTAGATTAGAGCCATGACCACGCTGTCAGTTGTAACAGCCTGTTGGAGTGTTGAATACTCTCAGTTCATCCCTCAGTTCTGGGAGTCTTATCACAAACTAAACCGCAAACCAGATGAGCTGATTTTGGGAATAACCGAGAATGACATTGCAGGTCTGAGTAAAGACATTCCGCTAGAGGCCAAAGTCTTTGTTATCCCAAATGGCAAGCCAAGCATTGTCTGGGACTATCTGATTCGACAGACAACCTCAAAGTGGTTTTCTTTCATAACCATTGACGATCCGTTCTTCCCTGAAGCCTATGACGAGATTGAAAAGGCCGATTCTGAGGATGCCGAGATGTATTTAGATTCAATCGTCATCAAGCAGTCAGGGATGATTTCTAAGTCAAACTGGGATGCAAGCCTTCTAAAGAATGGACTAATTGCGCCGGGATTTGTGCCGATGACCAAAGAGCTTTATTTGAGGCTTGGCATGAAGCATGACTACAAATTCTGGGACTGGCCTTTACAGGTGGATGCCATGAAAGCAGGGGCCAGGGTTTACCACTCAAACACTCGCAGGATACTTTGGGATAACGGATCAACCCGCAGCACTTATAGCAGTCCATTACAAAGCGATTACCACGCCGAAATCGAAAAGTGCAAGGCGTATGCAATTTCACAAGGCTTCTAATGCGTGTCTATAACGGAGGCACTTATGACCTGTTTCACGCAGGTCATGTTGAGCTGCTGAGAAGGCTCAAGATAATGGCAGGGGAAAACGGAAAAGTCATTGTTGCCATAAATACCGATGAGTTTGTGGAAAAGTTCAAGGGAAAGAAACCAGTCATGTCCACCGAGGACAGGGCAGCGGTAGTGGCAGCCTGTCGCTATGTTGACGAGGTTGTAATCAACGAATCAGGCGAGGATTCAAAACCCACAATCCTAAAGGTCAAACCAGACATTGTTATTACCGGAACCGACTGGGCGGATCGGGACTACATGAAACAAATGGGCTTTACAACCGAATGGCTAGAGGAGCATCAGATTGGCTTTGGATTTCTGCCCTATACCAGACGAATCAGCAGCACAAAACTCAAGCAAACAATCAGGCAGGTAGAATAGAGGCGGAGGAACAATGGCAATCACAAATGGCTACGCTTCACTTTTACAGCTCAAGGCAGCACTAGGGATAGCTGACGGCATTGACGATCCGCTACTAGAGATGGCGATTGAATCAGCCTCTCGCCAGATTGACTCCTACACCGAGCGTTACTTTTACAACGCTGGAACTGCTACCAAAATCTTCGCACCTATTGACAACTATGTCTGCGAGACCGAGGACTTCATCACCCTGACCAGAGTTAAGACATCCGAAGACGGCGAAACTTTTGACACCACTTGGGAAGTTAAAGACTGGCAAGCAGAGCCTCTGAATGGTCGAGCAGGTGGAGTAACAACTTCTTATTACCAGATCAGAGCAATTGAGGACTACCTGTTCCCATACCGCAACGGCGAAGCTACAGTCGAGATAGTCGGCACTTGGGGTTGGACCGCAGTGCCGATTGCAATCACTCAGGCAACTGTCATTCTTGCCTCAAGAATCTTCAAGCGACTTGACTCGCCTCTAGGAATTATCAGCGGAGAGCTTGGCTCGATGCGTGTCGGCTTCAGACTCGACCCAGATGTTCAGCACCTAGTTGACCCATACCGCAAAATCAGGATGGCATAGTGGCCTCAATCACAGAGCTGCGTGATGGACTTGCTGCGAACCTAGCAACCATTCCGGGGCTAAGGGTTTCCGCAACTATCCCCGACAACCCATCTCCCCCAATCGCAATCGTGCAACTTGCAAGAGTGCAGTATCACCAAGACTTCAAGCGGGGAATGACCGAATACAACTTCGCCGTTCAAGTAGTTGTTGGCAGGGTAGATGAAAGAACTGCCCAAAGAAATCTCGATGCCTACT